ATAAAAGAGTATTTGGACATAAATGTAAAGAATGATGAACAACTTGTCAAACTGGCAACCGTTGTTCAACGATTAATTGCCGCCGAACAGAAAGGCGGTAGTGAATCAGAATTCGGTTTATCGGACAAAGAGAAAGAACAATTATTGAAAAGTATAGATGATGTAGTTGTTGACATTCAAAAAAAATCAGATGAAATCTCTGACGATATACAAACAGTTAAGGAAAATTAATGCCGTATTTAGATCCGCCCTTTAGAAAGGAGTCAAGTACTGTTTTAGGCGAAGGGCCAGCTAGAACAACAAATATAGATGCAGTTATTAAAGGGTATGGAGAACCTGGACCAGGACAATTTTTTTATGAATTAGAACCGGCCGAAGTAATAAGTGTTTATTTAGATGGAAATCATGAAGACTTTCCAAAACTTCCCGATGGTAAACCAAATTGGAATCATTATGGGAACATCGAAGCCCGTTTAGTGTATAGTAATGAAGGAGACGATGATACTAACATATTTTCACCATTGGATACTAATATAAAAGAATATCCTCGTCCTGGTGAATATGTAATTATCGCAACTTATTTTGAAAATTCATATTATACTCAGAAAGTAAATCTGTTTAATTCAATTAATTTAAATTCTTTTCCAGGACTAAGTAAACTTGATAGTCCTACTTTACCAGAAAAATATAAATATAATATAAAGGAATTTAAAGGAAATCTATCTATAAGAGAGATTCAATCATATGAAGGTGATATTACATTCAATGGTAGGTTTGGTCAATCAATAAGATTTGGTAGTAATATAACTCAATTAGAGGATAAAGATGGAAACTTGTTACCCGATAGTGGAGAACCACAATCTCCAAATATTAAAATTAGGGCAGGTCAAGGTATATTTTCGAGAATACAAGGCCGACCAATAATAGAAGATATAAATTTAGATGATTCTTCTGTATATTTAACAACCAATGAAGTTGTTCCACTTAGACATTATGCAAGTAAGATAACAGATTTAGATCCTAAAAAATTTGATGGTAAACAAATAACTTTAAACTCAGATAGGGTAGTTTTTAATTCTAAAGGAACTGATATATTTGCATATTCAAGTAGAGATATAAATCTTGTTAGTAAAAATAGAATTGTATTAGAAGGTCATAAGAATGTATATCTTGGTGATGCTCCAAAACAAGGTGAAACTACTGGATGGGGAAGTGATAATTCTAATATTCAACCAGTATTAAGAGGTGACCAAACAATGATTTTATTTAATGATTTGTTAAAAGTATTAATTGATTTTGCAAAGACCATAGGTGGGGCAAAAGGAACAGTTGTAGATTTTATAGTTCCAATTTCGGATATAATAGAAGGTGCTAGTGGACTAAAGGGGGCCCTTTTAGAATTACAAACTCGATTGGATGAACCAAAGAGTGATATAGTAAAGACGAATTAATATGCCAATAAGATGTAAATCAATAGCAGGACAACGAGTAACATTAGGACCAGGTGAACCAATTATACCAGGATGTGAACTCATAGAAGGAAGTGGAATCTTTGAAAATAAAGAAGAATTTCCAATGTTGTTTGCAGAAGTAGATGGTGTTGCAGGTGATAATGGTGCAGTAGTAATATGGCCAGATACGGGTAACGATTTAGTGAGATACGGTGCAGGTGAAACTGTACCTGCTGGAACTACACTTCATGCTGGATGTGTAATAGAAAATGGTGAAATAATATGTGCACCATATACCACCCAAAACGATTCAGTTGCAACAGAAGGACCCCCTGAGACAAGTGGTAGTGGTGATGACGATGGAGGTGGTGAGGGTTTTTGTATAGGTTCAGGAGGTGCTGCTATAAAACCAACTGATGAGGTGTTAGATTGGCTTAAAGATTTAGCAAATTTTCAAATACCAGATTTACAGGGTTGGATGTTGAGTGGATTTACTGCAAAAGTACAAGAGATGATGGGTAAACTCAATGAGGTATTGGGCAAGTTAAATGCTGAAGTTGATAAGATAATGGCTAAAGCAGTTATAGACCCCGACGCAGTTTGTAAACCACCAATAAGTGATATTGTTCAGTTTCTAATGAGGCAAATGTTAAGATTAATGGAAATCATGGCTATATTAAGAGAGATAATTAAGATTATAAAACTCATTAGAAAGGTTATAAAAATAGTTAGAAAGATTTTAAAATGGACACCACCATATATAGTTCCAATAGTTGAAAAATTATTAGAGATATTAAATATTATGGGAATGATAGATATGTGTGTTTCTACATTAGTAAAGGCAATAGGAAGATTTTCTACAGTACTTCCTATATTATATGCACAATTAATGCAAATTCTAATGGCATGTGCTATAGACGCTGGTAATCCACCACCCGATAATAAAGAAGATTGTGAAGCAGCAGGTGGAACTTGGATTGATCCTGATGAATTAAATGCCTTACAAGATATGTATGATAAGTTATCAGATGTAACATCAGCACTTGATTTTGAAGATGAATCAATAGGATTTTGTTCTATAACAGAACATTTAGATAAAAAATCTTGTGAAGATGCAGGTGGAACTTGGACAGATTTAGACACTGATACAGATTTTGATAAAGTAGATACTTCAGCATTATCTAAAGAATTGGGAAAACAAATGGAAGAATTAGAAAGATGTTTTTCAAGTCCAGAATTAAATGAACATTTAAGAAAGTTGTAAAGGAGATAATAAAATGAAGAAACAAGAACTAATAAAAATAATCGAAGCAGTAGTTCGTAAGGAAGTCAAAAAACAAATGAATGAGATATTTATTAAAGAAGAAAACTCATCTTCACTTACCGAATTAGTTTCAAAACCATTAACTGAAAAAGAGGTCAAAGAACCTATTAGAAAACAGTATAAAACTAAACCTAAGAAAAAGGTTCATTATACAGACAATGAAACTCTTAATAAAATCTTGAATGAAACCGCTGGTGGAATTCCACAAGGAGATGGTGAATATGAAACTATGGGTGGTGGAATTTATGATAGTAGCAAAGTAAATGAAATTCTTGCGAGAGAAACTGGTTTAGGAAATCCTGAATCCGTGAAGGAAAAGAAACGAGAAATAGCAGCAGTTGATTCTATTAAGAAAGCTGGTGTAAATGTTGACCAAGTTCCAGACCATGTACAAGATGCATTAACAAGAGATTATTCAGCAGTTATGAAGGCAATAGACGAGAAAAAAGGTGGTGGAACGAATTATCGTCCATAGTGAGGTGAGTCATGGCATTAGATAAAAAGTTTTTAAAGTATAAACTTGAAAAAATTAAGAATGATAGAATTTTTAAAGACCAAGATACGGAAACTAAAAAAATAATTCGGAAAGAGAATGCAAAATTAGCTGCAGAAGAAGCAGATGCTATACATTCTTATTTGACAGGTGAAGATAATATAGATAAACTTGATAACAAATCTTATATGGAGAACAGATTACCTGGAAGTTTATTTTTAACACCAAAGAGAATTACAAAGGGAAAGAAAAGAGAGTGGATTGGTGGATTAAATATTAGACAGGTTCAGTCTAATCCCAAAACTAAAAAAACGAGATTATCAAAATTGTTGAAAAAATTTAGGACAATAGCCAAGTCAAATATTGAATCGGCCAGACAAATAATAATTCTTAAAAAGATATTTGATAAATTAAATATTACTTTTAGTAGAGATGAAATTAAATTTGATGGGAAGATACAGGCTGGTGGATATCAATCGTCAGATGGTCAAGAAGGAATTACAGAAGATTATATAGTAACTGATGTAATCATAGAAGAAGTTGATGGTGTAGATCAAACACGATATGTTAGAAAAAGAATTATAGTAAAAGATGGTTTAATTGTTGACCAACAAATTATATCATAATAGGAGAATATAAATGGGAGCAAGAGAAAAAGATTTAAATCCTGATATTTTTATAGGATTAAAACTTCCATTGGGATACTCAGATTCAGGGTATTTCAAACAAACTAAAACTACACTTCAACAGGCAAAGTATAATATAATAAATTTATTTAAAACAATACCTGGTGAAAGACTTGGCCAACCAGCATTCGGTTCAGAATTACATACAATATTATTTGAACCGTTGAATGATGATTTTAGTGATATAATAGAAGGGGCTGTTAGAAGCTCACTTAGTAAATGGCTCCCATACATAAACATTAAAAATATAGAAATTACAATGCCAGATTATAATATTAATCGAGTAAATATAGCAATAGATTTTGGATTGTCATTTGAACCTAATAGGTTTGAATCCGTATCAATAAGTTTTGACCAATTTGAATCGGCTGTTAATCAATAAGGGAGAAATTAAATGCCTCATGCACCTGGACATAAAGACGTAAAATATTTAAATAAAGACTTTTCATCATTTAGAGATGGTCTAATAGAATTTGCCAAAACATACTTTCCAAACACATATAATGACTTTAATGAATCAGACCCAGGTATGATGTTCATTGAGATGGCATCTTATGTTGGTGATACTTTATCCTATTATATGGATGAACAATTTAAAGAAAGTATGTTATCTTTTGCAGAAGAAAAGAAAACCATATATGAAATAGCACAAGGATACGGATACAAACCAAGACAGGCTTCCCCTGCATCTGTAATGCTTGATGTATTTCAAACTGTACCATCAGATCCAAATAATGAAGTGGATGGTAAAAGACAACCTAATGAAGATTATTGTCTTATAATTCCAGCAGGAATGCAAGTAACATCTACGAATGGAACAATTTTTAGAACAACGGGTGATGTAATATTTAGAGATTCAAGTTCATTAAGTCCACGACCACAGGATATTTTTGAAGTGGATGATCAAGATCCTGCAAATATTACAAAATGGTTGTTAAAGAAACAAGTAAGGGCAGTTAGTGGAACGATTACTACAGAATATATAAATTTTGGAGCAGCAGAAAAATATAAAAGAATTGCATTATCAAATACTCCAGTATTAGAAATAATTTCAGTAACAGATGGTGATGGAAATAATTGGTACGAAGTTCCATTTTTAGCACAAGATACAGTATATGCAGATTTTGACAATAATACAACCAACTCACCTGACTTAGTAAATGGTAGAAATTTTGCACCATTTCTTTTGAAACTCGTAAAGACATCTAAACGATTTAAAACTTATATAAGACCAGATGGTAAAACTGAAATGAGATTTGGTTCTGGAGTAGCAGCAGGTTCAGATGAAGAAATTATTCCAAATCCATCAAGTGTTGGTTCTAGTTTACCTGGCACACCGAGTTTTCTTGATACAGCATTTGATCCAGCAAATTTTTTAAATACAGAAACTTATGGTCAATGTCCAACAAATACAACTCTTACAATTAAATATTCGTATGGTGGAGGCATAGATGATAATGCAGCATCTAATACTATTAATAGTATTACATTACAGAATCCACAGTTTGATAGTTCTTTGAGTTTAGATAGAAATATAAAAGTTACAACTTTGAATTCTACTGCGGCATCAAATCCAAGACCAGCAACAGGAGGTGGTGGATCAGAAACACTCGAAGATGTTAGAGTAAATGCACTCGCATATTTTCAAGCACAGAGTCGAGCAGTAACAAAAGATGATTATATAACTCGTGTTTATTCGTTACCACCTAAGTATGGTAATATAGCTAAAGTTTATATGATACAAGATGAACAAGTTGCAGCGACAGGACAAAATGAGGCAGACCCGACATTTCAACCAAACCCACTGGCATTAAATATGTATATGTTAGGGTTTGATAATAATAAAAAATTAGTTGGTTGCAATCAAGCTGTAAAAGAAAATATAAAAACATATTTAAGTCAATATAGAATGATGACTGATGCAGTTCAATTAAAAGATGCATGGGTATGTAATATTGGAGTTGAATTTGCAATTTACACTAAGAGAGGATTTAATAAAAATGAAGTTTTGTTAGGTTGTGTTGATAAATTAAAAATATATTTTAATACAGAAAAATGGCAAATAAATCAACCGATAATTTTATCTGATGTGGTATCTGAAATACTTACAGTAGAAGGAGTTGCTACCGTAGTAAAACCATTAGAATCGAGTTCAGAACTTATTTCAATAAATAACAAGTGGGGAACTAAAAATGGTTTAGTTTATTCTGATAACATATACCATATAAGTCCTAATGCTTCAATCTATAATTCTGTAGTTTATCCACCAGTTGACCCAACAATATTTGAAGTTAAATACCCCGATGCTGATATTCGAGGTAGGGTAATGGGAGACTTATAATGCATTATTTTGAATACGCAACAAAAGATACAACATTATATGAACAAAGTGCTAGTATGAATACTGGACTTGATGAGATTCTTGAAATTAGAAAAGATATGAACGAAGATGGTTCAGTAGTAAATGTTTCTCGTGCTATAATTAAATTTGATTTGACTTATGTTTCTAAATCAATATCATCTGGTTTAATACCATCTTCATCGACATATCCAAAATTTTATTTAAATTTATATGATGCTAGTTCAAGAGAATTGAATGTATCACAAACTTTATATGGATATCCAGTAAGTCAGAGTTGGGACATGGGTTCTGGTCGAGCACACTCCAATCCAATAATTGAAGATGGAGCGAGTTGGAAATATAGAGATAATAATGATACGGCAACTCCTTGGTATGGAAGTTATTCTACATTACAAGGCAATACTTTTGCAAGTGGAACTTTAATAATTAATGAGGGTGATTATAATAATCAAGAAGTTACTATAGGAGGAGTTGATTTTACATTTGTGGCACCGACAGTAGGTATACTTAATAACAGTTCCACTCAAATATTCGTAGCATCTGGATCAACAACTGGTAGTTCTGTTAATAATTTACGAAGTGCTATTAATAATACTGCAAGTTCTTCTCTACACGGATTAGCAATTTCTGCTAGTATAGTTGGTAGTGACCCAGATTATTTAATTTTATCTGGAAGTTCTGCAGGAACTAATTCTAATTTAACTGCAGACTCATCTTCAGGATTATTTGTATTTGATGGAAGTAGTGCGTATGCCGTAGAAGGTGGAACAGATTCTACAACAACGTTATCGGGTGGTGGTGGAACTTGGTATAGTGGAAGTGGATATGAGGCTTCACAATCTTTTACACACGAACCAGA